TTTCTACTACTTTTTTTTGTCATGGTTTTGTTCCTTCCTTCCTTTTGGTTGCTTATATGTCATGGTGTCATGATACTATATTTTGTTGCCGGTTTAAGGGTTGCCGGCGCCCTTAGTTATTAGATTATATTTACTTGTCCATCTGTTAAGCTGTCGGCCGTGTACTGCATTGTCTTGACTGTGCCGTTTACGTTCTTGTATAAGATCGTAAGTGTTCCGGCTGCAAAGTTGATAGAGATAATGTTTTCAACTTCATAATCAATTTCTTCTGTGTTGACGTATGCTTTCATGTTTTCTTTCTCCTTTCGTGGTTGCGTGTCATGGTGTCATGTCCTGTTGACAATGGTATCATATCATGGGGTCATGACATACGTCAAGCACTTTTTTAAAAAAATTCTCAAAATGACTTCAAAACCGCTTAAACACTGGAAACTTTTTTATCTGATACCTGGGACAGGGTACAAGATCGGCAGGAAAAAAAGAAAAGAACCAAAAGAAAAAACCCAAGAATTGTATTGATATTATATAATAAATAGGATATAATGACGTCATGAGCAAAGCACACCAAAAAGCCGTTGAACGGTACAACGCGAAAAACTACACCCGGCTAACAGTCCGGCTGAAAAATGAGGACGTAGAGCGGATAAAGGCCGCAATCGGGCAACGGTCTGTAAATGGATTTGTAGTTGAGGCCATAGAGGAAAAAATCACAAGAGAAGAAACACAGAAATAATAAACTAAAATACATAAAAGGAGAGTTAAAAGGCGTTAATCTTAATTGATTAGCGCTTTTTTTGTTGCTATGGAAGAAAAGCCGCAAAAAGATCAGGAGCAAACCAAAACAGAATATCAAAAGATCATCAGCGGAGAGGCGGAGCCGGTCGGATGTCAAAAAGGATGGAAGAATCTGGAAAAGCGCGTTTCATTTAATAAGATGGACCCGGAGAAAAGAAAAGAGATTTGTCAAAAGGGCGCGGCAGCGGTCAACAAGCTACACGGGGAAAAAAAGACAGCTAAACAAGCCCTGGAAAAAATCCTAACACTAAAGATAGACGACAAAATCATAAGCAGCGCGGACCTGTCGCCGGAGCTTGCGGAGCGGCTGAAAAGATCAAATCCCGACGCTACACTATACGATTTAATCAATATAGTCGCGGTAGGCCGCGCGGTTAGCGGGAATATGAAAAGCTACGAGCTAATCCGGGACACTTACGGCGATATGCCTATAAAGCAAATAGAAGTGACGGAAAATATCACGACGGACCAAGACAGGCAGTTACTACAACAGATCAACGAACGACTGCAGCAGGCCGAAACCGTACAGATAGTAGAAAGTATAGTCAGCGATCCGGAACAGGATAATACTATAAAATAGATCAATTATTCGCTAAACACGTCTTTCGCGAATAGTTGCGAATAGGCTTGAAACGCAGTAACGGCAAGGGTTTGAGGGCATTTATAGAACGTATGTACTACCATAATCCTTGTGCAATATGTATAGAGATCATACAAAAAATATGTATCAGTCAAGGAAGTAGTGTGTATCTATACAGTATATAGAGCCGGATCGGACCCGGATAGGCACCCCCCGGCCGTGGCCGCCGCCCCCGCCCGCGCGGGAACCCCCCGTCGAGATAGCAGAAATTATATAATTTTGAACTCGCTTTAGCTGACTAAAGTAAAAGGTGTTAACACGCATGAATACTGAAAGAAACACAGTTTTAGGTATGAATATAGGCAATTCGGTGTTAACACGCATGGTTAGTACATTTAATGGCAATTTAAGTATCAAAAAGAAGGGTAGGTGTTAACACTTTGACGGAAAAGACACTTGTAATGGGTGCGAGAGTACCCCTAAAAACGAAGCTGGCATTGTCGGATTTAGACCTAAGAAAATTCCTTGAGAACGTGGCGGCACAGAGGGAATTGGGGGTAATCGAGATAGAGGACAATGAGATTGTGGTACCGGAGACGTTTGAGCCTGATATAAACATGGATCGTTTTTATGAGGTATGCCATGAGAAGAACATAGACCCACAGAAGGCATTGGATAAATGCGTACAGATGTTGTGGAGATAAAGAAAGGAGAGCAGATGAAAATAGAAGTTGATTTAGACATAGATGAGATAAAAGAACAGATTAGCGACAAGCTGATCGGAAATATAAAACCCCTTATCCGGGAGATGGCTTTAGACTACGCTCGAAAAATGGTTACTAAAGAGATAGATAAAATTGATTGGAATTTATATACCAAACAAATAGAGAGTGCGGTTGTAAAGGATGCCATACGTCAAATCGAGTCATACCACACATTCGATATATTTTTTGGAAGGAACTTCGGTTATACCAAAGAAGAAAAAGATAAGAGAGAGGCTTTTTTACATGGGTGTGCAACCGCCTATGCGTTTATGTGCGATGGTTGCGAAATAGAATTACAAGACATAAAAGATACTGTCTTTAAAAGAGTCACAGATATGTTGACCGACCAAATAAGGCATAAAGTTACCGTAAATGAGAAAAATCGAAAAGATATAGCTGAGAAGATAGCAGAAGCACTGTTACAGGATGAAGGGTAAAAATTAAAAATCGCGGTTCGCTTACGCGAAGGAAAGAGAGGGGAACATGAATATACCAGAGCATGAGTTAGTACAGAGATATGGGATAGGGAGATATGGAGCAGGGAACATAGACCTGTATAAAAGACCCTTGTATAGGAATATGGACGGTTCGGTATCTACAGTCAGGAGCATGAGCTTTAATGACGGCAACGGAGAGATACTTGTACCTACGGTTGCATTTGATAGAGCGGGTAAACCCTATGTCATGTCTGATGACGAAGCTATCACTCGGTATTACAACACAGGAGAGTTCTTAGGGAAGTTCAAGACCATAGATGAGGCTAATGATTATGCTGACAGGCTTCATAGGCAGCAGGATCATATTTACGGGGGAAGTAGATGACAAGGGAAGAAGCCAAGAAAGAGTTAAGACCGATAAAGGACATAGAGGCAGATATAAAGTCAGTCGAATTAGAGATAGAGCGATTAATGACGATAGCGACTAAGATGACACCCTCTTATGAGTATCGGACATCAGGATCACAGAAGAACCGGATAGAGGAAGCCTTGATACAGATTGAGGAATACCGGGGAAGATTGGCGAATAAGATAGTTGAGAGCATTGATTATAAAAGCAAGTGTCTTGAGAAAGTGAACAGAATACGTCCGAAGACCTTGCAGACGGTTTTAATGTACTATTACTTCATGGATTACACGATGGAGAAGACCGCAGAGGCGATACAGAAGTCATATCAATGGACGTATACGATATATCAGTCAGCTTTAGATGAATATTGTAAAATTTCTGAGTCTACTTGATAGAAATAGATAAAAAGTCTCATTATAATGATATTGGAAAAAATTTGTCGATACGTTTAATCTCCTTCCGAAGGGCCAGGTAACTGGTCCTTTTTGCTATGGATTATAGAGAATTAAGAGAAAAAGAATACGACTATTGCCGAGAGAACCTTGAATATTTCGTAGACACTTACGGACATATTGAGGACAAAGACGCCGAGGTTTTGGTTCAGCCCTTTAAGATATGGGAAGAACAGAGGAAGGCGTTAAGGCAGTTCAGGGATAATAAGTTAAATGTCATCTTAAAAGCCCGTCAGTTGGGTATAACGTGGTTAGTATTACATTATTCCTTGTGGAAGATGCTACGACCGGGACGAACGGTTATAGGACTTTCAAGAACAGAAGACGAGGCACAGGAGTTAGTAAGAAGAATGGCGGTCATCTTAACGAGTATGCCGTCATTATTTGCACAGAAAAACGATCAGCCTATAAATTGGGCTAATGCCACTTGGGAGAATACTTCCCTTATCCTTACAATACACTTTGCAAATGGGCCGGATTCGGTGTTCAAATGCTTTCCTTCATCGCCAAATGCGGCCCGCTCCTTCACAGCAGACTTAATTGTGTTTGATGAATGGGCCTTTCAGCAGTTTGCAGAGGATATATGGAAGGCTGGTTTTCCTACTATAAACAGACCTAATGGCGGTCAGGTCATCGGACTGTCCACTATAGAGCGCGGTTCCTTCTTTGAAAAGGTATTTACCGATCCTGATAACGGATTTAATAAGATATTCATTCCGTGGTATGCGGACCCAAGGAGAGACGACCTGTGGTACGAAAACACAAAGCGTACTATGGGCGACATGATAACCCAAGAGTACCCGGCAACCATAGAAGA